ATGGTGAGACATTCCCGGCCCGACCCGGGCCACCTTCGCCCCTTCATCGACTCGTTCGTCTTGGACCTACGGATACGCGGCAGGAGCGCCCGAACCCGCGAGATGTACGCCGACGCTGTTTCCTGGTTCGGTGGCTGGCTGATCCAGCACAAGCCCGTGCAGTCCTGGGCAGACGTCAGCCGTGATCACCTCCGCGCGTTCTTCCTATGGCTCGCCGACCAGGAGTACGCCGCGTCCTACCGCAACAACATCGCTCGTTGCCTCCAGCAGTTCTTCAAGTGGTACGCGGAGGAGGAAGATCTACCGGACCCGTTCGAGCGGTTCGTTCCGCCAGCCGCCCCGAAACTGGGAGAGAAGCTGGTGCCGGTCCTGGAGGTTGCCGACATGCAGCGACTGGTCAAGGATGCCGAGGATGGGCGTGACTTTGAGTCACGTCGGGATGCCGCTGTATTGCGCATGTTCGCCTGCACCGGGGTGCGCCTCGCCGAGCTCGCTGGCCTGAAGGTTGACGACGTATCGGTTGCGGACCGGACCGCAATCGTCACTGGCAAGGGCAGCCGGCAGAGAACGGTTAAGTTTGATTACAAATGCGCCCAGGCGGTTGACCGGTACAAGCGGATCCGAGCCAGTCACAAGGCGGCCAATCTGGCTGCCCTATGGCTGGGAGTGCGTCGTCTTGAGCAGGGTATGACGCCGTCTGGTATCTATCAGGTCATTGCCCGCCGTGGCGAACGGCTCGGCATCAAACTACACCCGCACATGTTCCGACACACCTTCGCGCACCGCTGGCTGGATGCCGGCGGCGCGGAAGGCGACCTGATGGAGTTGACCGGGTGGGACTCGCCGCAGATGCTGCGACACTACGGAGCGTCCGCTAGGGCGGCGCGGGCTCGCCGTGCGTACGACCGTGTCGACGTGATGGGCGGCACGTAGCGCGCGACGTCCATGTCAACCGCGATCGGCTGCTATGGGTAGCGCGTCGCGGCGGGTGAGGTCCTTGACGGCGGCGCTGTAGCCACACCACCAGCGGATGTCGCCCGCGTCTTCAATCCAGCGCTGGATGTGTCCGGCCACGAGCAGGGCGCAGCTGGCCACGCCAAGTAGGGCGTCAGCAAGCATGAGAGTTCCCAGTCCGGCGGTCATGGCGGCATCGTGGCTGTACGCGGTGGTGGCCACCACCGCGAGAAGCGCGATCGTCAGGAGCCCGGTGAGACTGCCCAATAGCGTCAGAGGCGGGCGGTGGCGGGGTGGCTGAGGCTGGCGCATGGCGTGGTTGATGACCTCCGTTGAGTGTCGGACGGGGAACGCGTTAGTCGAACACATGTACGAACGGATGGGAAGACTTCTCGCGGTGTGTCGATGGATCTTCGCCCGGTGGGACGGTGATGGTGCGCGATCGAGGGCCACGACCCCGACGTGGAGGCCCCTCGTCACCGATGCTCAATGAGCATTGATCAGCCGGACCAATTTTAGTACCAGGTCGATAAACGACAAGCAATATCCACGAGTGGGATTCGCATGATCTGTGGCTTGTTAAATATCCGACACCTGCCCGCCGTCGATTCCCTGACCGCTTTGCCGCCTAGCCAGGAATACGGTCCCGTGTTATTGCGCGCGTGTGGCGTCGTCAATGCGGTGTGGCCGTAAGGATGTGGCGTCTGGTCAGGGTAGCGCATTCGTGTTATTGCGCGCGAGGCGTCCACGACACGGCCGTTTCCTGACGGCGTGACGGGCGGTCGGGGAGTACCGTCGACTGTGGCGGCCCGCCGGGTAGAGGCCGGCGGAGCCGCCTTCCAGCCTCTACCTGGGAGAAAGCAATGGAGCCGACAATCGGCGAGCACCTCGCCCAGATTCGCCGCCGGTCAACACTTACGCAGGAGCAACTCGCGGAGCGTGCCGGCGTCTCCGTCGAGACAATCCGGAAGTTGGAGCAGGGTGAGCGGCAAGGCGCTCGTACTGCCACGTTGAACAAGCTCGCGCGTGCCCTTGGGGTGTCCACCAGCGCGTTGTTTGGGAACGCGGCCCGCGCTGCCACCGACCGGGAGCCGGACGCCCGGCCACTGAGTCTCGTCGGTGTCCGCCGGGCGCTGACCCCCGTCGTCGGACTCGATGGCAGTCCACTCGGCCTCGACCTCGGCGATCAGCCACCGACGCTTGCCGGCGTGCGTCGCACGGTCGCCGACGCGAACGTCAGCTACCACGCCAACGACTACGCGGTGACCCTGGCGACGCTGCCCGGCATGCTGGGCGAAGCCCGCGCATTGGTTCATGCCGTGACCGGCGACGATCAGCCTGCGGCGCACGCCATCGCGTCTCAAGCTCACCAGCTTGCCGGGCGTCTGCTGATCCAGCTGCGCCAGGTCGACCTGGCGCACGTCGCCCTGACCGGGGCGCTGGATCACGCCCGGCTCTCCGGTGACCAGGTGGTCGGCGCCTCAGCGGCGGCGCCGATGTGCTGGCTACTGATCAGGCAGGGACGCTTCGCTGAGGCCGAGCGTTTGGCGGTCACCACCGCTGACCTGGTCGAGCCGCGCATGAGTACAGCGTCCGCGGCCGAGTTGGCCGCGTGGGGGTTCCTGCTGATCAAGGGCGCGGGCGCGGCGGTGCGGGATGCCCGCGACGATGACGCCGCTGAGCTGCTGGAGTTGGCGGCGGCCGGCGCGCAGCGGCTCGGTGACCGGCCCAACCCGCATGCTGACGTCGCGGGGAACGACTTCTCCACCGAGGCGGTGCGGCTGATGCAGGTCGAGTGCGCGGTGATCGCCGGCCAGCCCGATAGGGCACTCGACCTGTCGGAGGGAGTGACCCGCTCGCCGCAGGTGACACCGTCATCGCGGCAGCGTCACCGGCTGGATGTGGCCTGGTCGCATGTGCAGACCGGCCGGTACGCGGACGCCACCGACGTCCTCGTCGACCTACGCACCGCGGCGCCAGCCTGGCTGAGGCAGCAGCAGTACGCGCGGGACATCGTCCACTCGATCACGGAGCGGAAGCGGCGGGCTATGTCCGCTGAACTGGCCGACCTCGCCTCGCTGGTCGGGTGCACGACCTAAAGTCGTACAACGCGTACCAGCTACACCATCGATTCCTGCGTGTGCCACGGAACGTACCTGGAGCATCACTAATCCACTCCGCATCCTCGAAGTGACGTCCCAGTCACCCGGCGCTACCCCCGTTGCGCCGGGTGACTGGGACCATCGAGGGTGAGGGAGTACGCGCATGATCCGGCTGTTCCGCCGATTCCGCCGCCGTCCCGCGCGGTTGGACGCCACCGGTCCCGCCACCGTGTATGCGGCGCGGGCCGGCGCCTACCGCCCGCTGCGCGACCAGCCGACGGTGATCCTCGATACCCGGCCGTTGATGACCCGACTCGCCCGTCAGCGGGCCTGCCAACGGTGATGGCCACCCACGCCCGGCCTACCCCGATCGGCCTGTCACCAGCGCAGTTGCGTAACCGGATGATCGTGTCCGCGAGGCGGATCATCACCGAACACTGGCCCCGCGTCGACCGCTGCCCGGTCTGCGGATCCGGGTGGCCGTGCACGGCCACCGTCTACGCCTACGAGTACCTGACCTCGGTGGGTCAGGGCAGTTGGGTGCCACCCGAGCAGGTCCGGGGCCGGCGGTGAACCCGGCCGAGGAAACCGTCCAACGGTGGTGGTCAACCCTCACCCACCACCAGCAGGTCGACGGACGCTGCCCCGTCTGCGGCACCGCGAAGCGGTGTTGGCCGTGGGCGGACGCATACGCCGGGCTCCTCGCCTATGACCTACTCGGAGCGCCGCCACCACACGGTGCTGGCCGACCTGCGGTCTGCCCGGGCACACGCCTGTGAGAATGCCTGGGCCCAGCATGGCCGAGGTTCGCGGTGACCTGCCGGCGAAGGTGCCACGTGCGGATGGCTTGGTGGATGATGATCGCGAACCAGATTTTGATTAGGGAGCACCTTTGGCGAAAAACAAGCCGCCGTTCGGGATGCAGGCGATGCTCAGGCTGGAACGCGGCACCGCGAGTGCCATCGACACGTTGCGCCGATACGCCTCCCTCGCTGACGAGATCGGCGCTGACGGGCTCGATGTCGACGGCGAACGTGCGTACCTGCTGTTGTCGGGTTCTCTCGTCGCGGTGAGCGAGGCGCGTGCCATGCACGCCATGGCACGCCCGCTGCTGCACCGCTTCGGCTGGCGTGAACAGGACTTCGTCTACTCGCCGAACGTCCGCAATGCGGCGACCTACGTCCCCCCGTCCGGCCCGCCGGCCACCCGGCTGGTGATCGACCGGGCCGACCAGGAGATGGGCTGGGAAGGTGCTACCCACGGCACCGGTCTCCTCCCCGACCGCACCTTAGAGATCGAGCCGGCCGAGACCGACATCGTCGGCCGGCTTTTCGTCATCGTCCCGGCAACCACCATTTCCGGGACTGTGGAGGCGCTCGAGCCGTGGCTGGCCCGCGTCGAGCCCGCTGGCGCCTGTGTGGATCCGGGCCGGGCAGCCCTGTTGTATGTCATCCACGCCGACCTGCAAGCCGAGGTGGAGCGCCTCGGCCTGGGCCACGTCGAAACCAGCCGCATCGAGGCAGATGCCGACCACGTCATCGAGACTGCGACGACCGCCGACGGCACGACCCTCTGGCTACGCCGTGGCACCGACCCGGTCAACCGACGCTGGCCCGGCATCATCGAGACCCAGGAGATGGGTGAGCTTGAATTGCTTCCCGCGGAGCAGTTCGCGGAGCTGTGGGCGGAACTGAAGAAGCTCACGGGATAGTTCTTGGACGCGACGAAGCGCCCCGCCTGGCCGTGAGGCCAGGCGAGGCGCCCCCGTTTTCCGCTCCGGGCTACGCGTGACCTCAGGGCGCAGTAGACCGTTATGCCGGTACCCCAGGTCAGACGACTGTGACATGGTGGTTGCTATGGGTGAACGGCTGCATGGAGTAGAGATCGTGGTGGATGCGCCGTGGCGTAGCCTGCAACCACAGCGGTACATGAAGGTGCTCACGGAAACCCGGCTGGCGTTACGGGAGGTTGACCAACTAGCCCTGCCCGGCCGGGAGCCGAGGCCGGGAACGTTGAAGCGCCCCCGGCCCGTTCCGTAGGCCAGGGGCGCTCACGCTGTTGGGGACCCTCCCGGTCTACCTGGTAGAGGGAGGATCGGTATAGGCGCTAGCTTCCAGTTCGCTGCGTTCGCCCGAGGATAATTTGCTGTAGTGCGTCCAGAACGTGTCAAAGGCGTCGCTGAGTGTCGGTGCGTAAGCGCTGCTAAGTGCCGCTGTCCGTAGGTCGACCTCGCCGGTGAGGACGGCACGTGCCAGTTCGCGGAGTTCGCGTTTTGGGCTGTCAGCAAGCTGGCTGAGGCTGTCGCGCAGTGCCCTAAGGCGGTGGGGATCGCCGCCTGCGACGTCGTCAAGGTCGCTCATCGTGTGACTCCGGCCGATGCCAAGGGGTGGTCGTATCCGTTGCCAGCAGGCAGCACGGGTAGCGAGGCGGACTCTAGGTCACCGAGCCGATGCGTGAGGGCAGAACGGAACGCGAGGACAGCGGCGGTAGCGTGCTGGTAGAGCTGGGTGGCCTGGCCCCATAGCTTGAGCATGTAGGCGACCTCGGCTGCGGCAACGCCGTAGCCGAGGACAGCACCGACGCCCGTTGCTGAGGTGGCCGTGCCGGCTGCGGCGGCGATGCCGGCGATGATGGCGGAGTCAACGAGTCCTTTGACGATGCCGCCAAGGGCTTCGTTTACTGACCAAACAGAATCAGACATCACCTTGTACTCGTGGCCGATGTCACCCAGCGGTCCGCGCAGGTCGGAAACGCTGCTGGCAAGCTGGGTGAAGTAGCTGGAGGCAGCTTCTCCCGCTTGGCCCTGCCACATCTGCCGGAGGCGGTTGGCACCGGTTTGGGTGTTGAGGGCCAAGTCGTGCAGTGCGGACCCTGCGTTGGCTAGGACTGGTTGCATGGCGGCGAGGGCTTCCCAGTTGCCGAACATGCGCTCCTGGAGATAGGAGATGGGGTTGAAGCCGAAGACGACGTTAAAGCCTTCCATTGCCCAGGATGTGGGGCTGAGGTAGTCCATCCAGCTCAGGACGTTTGGCGGGGTGTCCGGGGCGGGCGGCGGAGTGAGATGACCGGTGACATCTCGCATGTCGGTAAAGGGCGGCGGTGGACAGGCGATCGCCGCCAGGTCCTGCTCCACCACGGTGGGAGGTTGACACGGGATGGCACCCGGCAAGGTGCGATCTAGATTGGCAGCAACCGTAAGATCTGTTTGTATGTAGTAAGTGGCGGCGGCAGTTATTTCCGCACTGGACTGGTCCAGCAGGGTGATTAGTCGTACAAAAGTGCCGGAGACGACGGTGACAGCGGCCCGGTGTCCCTCAGCCGCGATGGCGATCAGCTCACCACCGATTGCATCTTTAGCGTGGGTTTTGACGAATCCAGCGATCGCGTAAGCGTCGGCGCTAGCGCGATCCAGTTGCCGCGCATAGCTCGTCAAGGCGGCTGGCTCAACGGAGAAGGTCACCCTTCCGCCACCATCGCCACGAGGACGAGTCCGGCCAGCCCGATCACTACGAGCGCGCTTGCTGCCAGGAGTAGCCGCACGGCGAGTTTCCCGCGCTGCCGTGCTGGGTAGTAGGCCGCGCCGCCTAGTCCAGCGAGAACAAGGGCAATCATGGGGCCCAGACGTAGCCCGTCGGCTACGTCGACAGCTACAGCGAAGACACCAACGAAGCCGAAAAAGATCGCTACGTTGGCGATAGCATTGCGGAGGTTGGTGTAAGCGGCTTCCTGGAGGTCGGCTACGGCGCCTCGGACATCCCGCTCGGCCTGCGCTTGCTCCTCAGTGGACATGTCTCTGGGCTTCCGCCCGCGCTTGTTGATCCCCGCAGCCATGCCGCGACGATAGCAATTGAGCACTGTCCCGAGCTGTCCCGAACTCGGCTCGCAGGGGAACAACATCGGCATGGGGCGACGCCGAGTACCCCAGCACCGCATCGACGACCCTATCGGGGCGGCACCTCGTACGTGGGTGCGGCCGGCGTGCCCAGCAGGACACCCAGCCACGGCCAGCGTGCCTCGGCCACCCTGACGAGGGCGTAGTAGCCGGCCACCGCCAACGCGACCACGCCCGCGGTGAGCGCGGTGCCCGAGTCTGCGTCGAGCACGACCCCCGCCTCGGACGCCAGCCACGCGAGCAGTGCGCCGACGGCGGCGGGGACGGCGGTGCGGATGAGTGAGATCAGGTAGTCGTGAGTCATCGGGGGTCAACCTCCTGGGTACGGTTGGGGGATGGTGGATGTGCCGTCACTGCCGCAGCCGCAACGGCTGCTCCTGGCCGAGTTGTCCGGGGTGGCCCGCCGGTACGGCACCGACGGCATGCGGGACGCGCCCCGTGAGGTGGCGGTTGCCGCGGTGCGGGCGGTCACCGACGATCCCGTACTGCTGGGTGTGCAGGCCGGGGTGGCGCTGGTCGACCCGCACGGCATCCACGGGCCGACGGTGGCGCTGCTCCAGGCGGCTGGTGCGGACATGACCGTTGCCGAGCAGCACGCTGCTGAGGTGCGGGAGCGGCTGAGGCTATAGCGCTGGTCAGTGCTCGGGCTTGTCGGCGCCGGTGGCGTGGGCGATCCGGTCCACCTGGTCCTTGATCGAACTCCCGCCGTTGGGGCGTAGTTCCTCGAGGGCGTCAAGGCGGCCCTCGATGCGGCCCACGCGGGCCATGAGCCCGGGTCGGCCGTCGGGGAGGCCGGGGCGGGGTGGTTCGCCGAGCATGTCGTCGACGAGCCGGGACACCTTGCGGCCGGTGGTCAGTGTGCCGCGGCCGGCGCGGCGGAGTACCTCGACGGCGGCGCCGACGGCGGCGATCACCGCCGAGATGTAGAGCAGTGTCTCCACCGCGGGACTCCTGACGTGCGGCTAGGTGATCGGGTTTCGGTATGCGGCGTCCCACGTCTTACGGCCCAGCAGCCCGTCCACGTGGAGGCCCTGGTCGGCCTGGAACGCCCGGATCAGCTCCCGGTACTCCGGGCCGTAGAGCCCGTCGCTACCGGCCTTGCGCAGATACCTGCGGCCCTTGCCCGCCGGCCAGCCACGGCGGACAAGCTGCCTGGTCCAGGTGGTGAGCCACTGTCGGTCAGCCTTGCCCCGGAAGCGGCGCCGGTAGTGGCCCGACACCGACCTGTCTCCGTCCTGGCGTGGGCCGAAGTAGTGCCCGGCCGGAAGGGGGAACGCCACCGGTGGGCCGGGGGCCGGCCGTGGCGGCACCGGTGCCGGAGCGCCCAGAGTGTCCAGCCGCCAGTCCGTCCCCCGCACCGTGTCGGCGGCCTGGGTGAACTCCGACGTCACATGGCAGTGCCCGGTGTGCCGGTTCGACCCGGTGTAGGCGTGGGTGGCGAAGCCGTGCCGGCGGTGCCAGATGCGGCCGTTGAAGATGATGTACCGCACCCACCACAGCACGCCGGCGCGGGCGAGCTTTACCCAGAGCTGTACGACCTGTTCCATGGTGACCCCGTGCGGGTCGCGCAGATCGGCGTCGAAGTCCCGGGCGCGTACCTCGTCGAGCTGGTCGCCGTCGCGGTACTCGGGTCGGCCGGTGCGGTCCGGGTTGTGCGACGACGGGTAGCTCTGGTGGGCGGTGTCGCCGATCGACCCGTCCGACCTGGTGTCGCGCCCCGGGAACCGCTCGTTCAGCTGATCGCGGGCCTCATCCAGATTCGGTACCACGGTCCACGTCATCGATGCTCACCTCCATGATGGGCCAGTCGGTCTGGGCGGGGTCGCTCCATGGGTCCGGTATCTGTTCGCCGATGTGCTGCTCCGGGCTCTCGTCCGGTATCGGATGCGCGGAATTGGTTTGCATGTTGCTCCTTGTCATAGGGACACCCATTCGGCCTCGAGGAATGCGGAAACGCCGAACTGGGAATACAGGCTCAGTGATCCGCCGCTGTTTTGCCACACAAATATCTCGAGGTAGTCGTCGACCGAGAGCCTGATCAGCCCGGACGCGGACAGCCGAGGGCTGATCCCTGATGGTGTTGCCGGGATCGCGGCTCCAACCCGCGCGGAGCTGCCATTGCGGTACACGGCGAACGCCCGTGAACCAGTGGCCTGGAGCGCGAATGCAACTGCGGCGCCTACCCGGTAGAGGCCGGCCGTTCTGCAATAGATACTGCCACCGAGGGTATCCGCCATGTCATCGGTGTCCTCACCGACGGTCGTGAGCGGCACCTTTGTGTAGGTGGCGTTGGGGATGGATTCGGTGGCCGTGGTTGTCATCTGACACAGCGGCCGCCCAAAGACGTCCGACCAGTAGGCGCGGTCTCCAGCTGCCATTACAGCCCCCATCGTTTCGCGTCGGCTAGATGCACGGGTGTGCCGGCCGCTTGCGGTTTGCTGACCCCGTTGACCGCGCGCACGACGGTGGCGGTTTGGGTCCACGGACCCGTCCCGGTGGCCGCGCTCATGCCGGTGACGGTGATCCGCTCTCCGGCGACGAGCCAGTCGTAGGGTGTCGCGGTGGTCGACCACACGTCGTGGACGTCAGCGACGGTTACCACCATCGACGTGGCCGTGGCGTCGTGATCACCGTCCAGGGTGGTCGACCGCGAGTCCCACCGAAAGGCCGGGTCGTCCCACACGCCGACCTCCCAGCGGTCGGCGGGCTCCGTGGCCAGCTCGACCGTCCACCTGCGTCGGCCGGTGATCGTCTCGCGTGCGTGCACGAGGGTCTGGTCGATCGTGTCGGTTGTCGCCGCGTCGGGGGCGTTGACCACCTGAACCCGGGAGCCGGGCTGGCAGGCCACCCAGTGCGCGGTCAGCCCGCGCCCGGAGTGGGTGTGCAGCGGCACGGTGAGGCGATAGCGGGTGCCCGCCTGCCCGTACATCCATAGCCGCCAGTCGGCGTGACCCTGCAGCTGGTCATCCGAGGCCAGGTTGAGCCGGGGGCTCGACGGGATCGGGCCCCGTTGGGTGATCGACTCCTTGTCGGCGGCGACCGCGCTGGAGCCACCGATGCGGGTGACCGTCCAGTGATTACGCAGCTGCTGGTCGTCGGCGGCTGGCTTCAGGTTCCCGCCGAGCTGCCGGTCGGCGGCATCGACGGTCAGGGCGACCGGGGCGGCGTATCGGGACCAGCGGGGCAGGTATGCCAGCCCGAATCCGGCCTCGTAGATGATGCCGAGGTCGACTACCTCGCACTGCTGGTACAGGTCGAGTGGGGTGCCGTCTGGCTGCACGCCCATCGCGGTCGTGCCCTCATCGGGGACTGTCGGCGCGGACAGGGCGACGCCGTCCTCGGCGCACAGTCGGGCCAGCCGCAGGTGCGCCCCCTCGCCCGGGTGGGCGTCTACCCGCGAGGACGTGAGTGGCGACGTCGCGCTGTCCCACACCCGCAGATGCCCCACGACGAAATCGAGCGCGCCAGGCGAGAACACGTGCTGGTCGGGGTTGAGCGCGATGGTGTCGATCCGGGCCAGGGTGCCGGTGACGGTCACCGACCCGATGGTCAGCAAACCGATCATGACTGTCACGTCGATAGACCCGCCGTTCTGAACGGCGGATATCCTGAGATCGCCGGGCCCGACGTATCGTGTCGGCACACTCCAAACGACTGTCGGCGACCCTGACGCGGTGTAGGCCACCAGATAGGTGCCGTAGACGTCGTTGTAGCTATCGACATAGTCCCAGCGCACGAACGGCCCGGCGGGGGTGGTCCATCTCAGCAGGACAACCTCGCCCAGCGGGTTGCCCGTCTGCCAGAACGCCTCCAGCGTCCAGGCGACAGGACTGCTGGTCCCAGCCGGCGCCCGACCGGTCAGGGAGCCGCCGTCGGTCAACAGCGGCAGGGGTTTGGTGCCGTACCGTTGGGTGCCCCCGACGGTGATGTCCACGCCCCCGGCGGCGAACTTCACGCCCCCGTCTGCTCGCATCGGCGCTACGCCGCGGATGCCGGATGCCGCCTGCGTCGCGTCGGCCTCGTCCTCGCACGGCCAGTAGGCCAGCAGTCCGTCACCGGCAGCGGCGAGGATTGACCGGCCCATCGGTGACCTGTTCGGCGGGGATCCGCGTCCCAGCCGGCCGAGAACACCCACCGACTCGATCCGTGCCACCGCAAGCTTGCCGGAGCGGCCCGGCCAGGTCACCGACCAGGACCGCACATGGCCGGAGTGACGGTTACGCCATCCGGCCCCGTCACCCAGGTCCACGTCCACACTGATCGGTGTCCAGGTACGCACATGCGGCCAGTGCGGAGATGCCGCATGCCCGACGGTGAACCGGCCGTCGCTGTTGCGGAGCGTCAGCGCGCATGTCGACGACTCGGGCCGGGTAGCGCTGGACTGGCGCCCCCATTCCAGCTCGATCGGATCCGACGCCCGCCACCAGGCAGTCAGGTCCGTCCATGACCACGTCCCCGAGCCGGCGGTCAGGTCAGCGCCGAACGCGGCGCGGATCCGCACGCCGAGCGGGTCACCGTCAGCCCAGCCCATACCGCCTCCCTACTGGTCGGATCCGATGACCTGCTGCACATCGCCGCCACGCAGGGCAACCTGCTCCCGCAGCACGAGCACCAGGTCCGAGCCGCGAGCGCGAAGCTCGCCGGTGAGCAGCAGCCGCATCAACCCGGCCACGGCCGACCCCGACGTGAGGGGTTGGATCGTGGCCCCGCGGTTGAGGTACGCCAGCTCGGGCCCGCGCTCACCGACCACGGCAAGACCCGGCACGAGAGCAGTACCCCCCTTCGCCAGGTACGGGATGTTCGGGGTGGACAGAGTCGCGCCACCCCACACCTGCCCCAAGCCGGGCACGGAAATCCCGGGAATGCGGAAGGACAGCCGATTCCACCGGCCGATGATCCAGTTCAAAGCGCCCTTGAAGGCGGCCTTGAGCCCGTCGAACAGTCCCCGCGTCGCCCGCCCAACCCGGCCGGGCAGCCCGGTCACCCAGCGAAGCCACCCCGCGCCCTTATCGACGATCCAGTCGAAGACGGCGCGGCCCAGGTCACCGACCTTGCGCCAGGTCCCCGAAAACACCGACCACCACGTCCTGGCCCCCGCAACGAGCATCCCTATCGCCCATTCCCAGCCGCCGACGATCCAATTCAGCACCCATTCGGCGGAGACCTTGATGCCACCCCACGCGGTCTGCCACAGGTCCTGAAACCACGTCGTTTTAGTCGCAATCAGCACGATCACAGCGACAAGGGCGACGACCGCGAGGACGATCCAGGTGATCGGCGAAGTCCACAGCGCCAGATTCAGTACCATCTGCACTGCCGCCCATGCCTTCAGGGCCACGATGATCGTGCCGATCACTCCGGCGAGGATTCCCAGCCCGGTCGCCAACGGTCCTACCCAGCCGGAGTTACGACTGAGCCATCCGAAAGTCGCCTCAATGTAGGGCACCGCCTGCGCAAGCTTGTCAACCAGCGCGGCTTGGGCCTGCCGCTTGAACGCTTCCAGTTTCTGGCTGGCGGACGCCTCCAGCACCGTGCCGGCTTTGTCGCTGGCCCCTGCCACACCGTCGAGGCCATCGCCTACCGCCGACAGGTTGCGCAGGAAGTCGGGGATGTCTGCGACGTTGAGATCCTCCAAGGGGGTGCCGAAGAGGGCGATGGCGGCGCCGGCCTGCTCGGTGGGGTCCTTGATCGATAGTAGGCCGGTCGTGATCTTCTGGAGAGCGGCGTGTGCGGTGTCACCGCCCGCGAGGACCTGGTTTGACAATTTCGCGGCGTTTAGTCCGATGAGGTTGTACGCCTCCACCGAGGACTTCGACATGTCAGTAGCTAAAACGGTGAATTCTTTGAGCGCGTCGGCGGTTTTGTCGATGCCGTACGCGCCCTTCTTACTAGCACCCACCAATAGCGCGAATGCCTGTTCCCCGTCGAACCCCAGAGTTCGGAAGAACTGGCTGTACTCGTTACCGACTTCCAGGATGTCCTCGCGCAGCGCCACCGGGACGCGATCGGACGCGGCGGCGATCAAATCCATCGCGTGGTCGGCGTCCTGCACCAGCCCCGAACCAATAAGCGTTGACGCGTACTGGGCGGCTGCGGCGACATCGGTACCCCACGCGGACGCGTACGCCTGGACTTTCACGGTCATTCGCTCGATCGCCCCGGCGTCGTCTACCGCCGCCAGATGTGACGAGACAACAGCCTGCGCGGCCTCCATCGCATCCCCCGCGGACTCGCCGAAGCCGCGGGCGTACACCCGCCCGGCAGCCTCACCGATCGACTGCGCCAGCGCCGGATCGCCGACCCGGGCGGCGAGCTTCGCGCGGGCGGCGTCCAGTTGCAGCCCCCCGAGCAGTCCGGCACCGATTCCTGCGGCGAGCGCGGCTCCGAGCACTGGGCCGATCTGCCGCATTTTGCCCTTGGCGTCCTTAAGTCCGCGGTCGAGTTGCCTGTCATCGACCTTGAGGTAGGCGACCAACTCGCCGAGCTTCAGCGCCACCGATCGCCTCCTGTCAGATCATGGACGGTCGCCGTCGATTCGACGCCCGACGGCTTGCAGCGGATGGACCACGCCGTTACGGTGCAGCGGTTGTCCACCGGATAAGGGGTCTCCGATGCAGCCGCCGACGCAGCCTCAGCCAGCTCCGGCGAAGAAGAAAGGCAATCCGATCGTCGCTGCGGTCGGGCTACTCGTGCTCGTCGCGCTGTGCGGAATAGGCGGATTCGCCGTGTTCGGCGGTGGTGCTCAACCACAGGATCCGGTGAGCGACAACCGGGGCATTACCGCCGAAATTATGTGCGAACAGTTCATCGAAAGAGAACTCAAAGCTCCGGCCACGGCAGAATACGCCGATCCGACAACCAGTAAAGACGGGGCGACCTATACAGTAAGCGGCGCGGTTGATTCGGAAAACAGCTTCGGGGCGAAAGTTCGATCCCAATACAACTGCATCGTCACGGATTCTGGCGACGAAAAATGGACGCTGGTAGATCTTACGCTGTCGGAGTAGCTCACACGGACTTCGGAAACGCAGGTTCAGGCGCGAAGGCTCGGTAGGTGCGGGTATCCGCGGCGAGCAGACCGAAGATGCGTGTCTGGAGCCACCGCCAGGACCGGGTCCGCATTAGAGTCCGGTCTTCGACGTCGATGCCGTACACGTCGTGTAGGTCGGCTTCGATGAGTGCCCACTGTGCGAGTAGGGCGCTCCAGCTCACCGTGCCTTCCGGCGTCCCCTGCTCTTGCGCCCGGGTGTCGGCGGGGATGTCGTACCACTCGTAGAGGCCGGTGGCGGGGTCTTTCCGTCCCCGGCCGTACGGTTCCCGCCAGTCTGGGCCCGGTTCTGCGCCCGACGTTCCTGTCGGTTCGTCGGGCGTGGGGCTTCCGGGCGGCCACCGGATGTCCAGTACCGTTCGGCGGCTTCTTCTCCGCCGATGATCCAGATGTAGCCGGTCTGCCCGGCAAACTGGATGTAAGGGTCCTTGACGCCGTCGGTGGCCATCTGCTGGTAGACGTTGCCGAGGACCCGTTCCGGAAGGCTGAGGTCACCCGGCAGCTGCGGCAAGGATTCGATCCGGTCAACAGCGGCCTGGATCTCCTGCTCGCTGCTGGCGTTGTGTACCTCTCCGGTGACCTCGGCCAGGCGGCGGCACCACAGGCCCAGCTCGGCTGAGGGCAGGGGCAGGGTGTACTCGCGACCTTTGACTGTCAGCGTGAGTCCTGGCGACCAGTAGGCGTCGAGGTCGTCGAGGCGGGTGCCCATCAGGCGTAGGTGTAGTCGTCGGCGGCCGTGTCCGTGCTGGTCCCGGCTGTGGTGGTGACCTGGACTTGAACGGTGCCGGCGAGGCCGGCGGGCGGGATCGCCACAACGTGCGAGTCACTGACGACCGTGAAGCTGACAGCCGGGTTCGCGCCGAAGTCGACCGCGGTCACGTCGGTGACGCCGCCGGGCCGGTAGTGCTGGCCGTAGATGTTCACGACCTGGTCGGACCCGGCCGTTGATCCGGAGGTCGGGGCAATGCTGGTGACCGTCGGGATTAGGCTGCCGGCGGGGTTGGTGATGTCGGTGATCTGGCCCTGCCCTTGGAGCACGATGTCGATGGTTTCCCGGCCCTTGCCGCCGCTGGGCGCCCATGACTTGACGTAGACGCGGCCCTCGTGGGAGTTGCCGTCGTCGAGGCCGTCGCGGTGGTACCAGCGGATCCCGAACTCAGCGTTCCCGGCCGCGCTGGTACGCAGCGCCTTGAACTGGCTGCGAAGGAAAGCCTGCACGGCATCGATGGCGGTGCCGGCGAGGTTGGTCGACCAGGCGATCTTGGCCTCGATGCGCCAGGCGTAGCCCGTGACCTCCTCCCGCATCGCCCCGCTGTCGTCGTAGACCTCGTCGTCCTCGGTGCGCAGTTCCTCCAGGAGCTTGACCTCCTCGACGCCCATGAGCTGCTGATACGTGACAGTCGGGTAGGTGGCGGTGTCGATGTCGAGTCGGTGGGTGCGGGCCAGCTCGGTGACCCGGGTGGTCGGGGTGGTCGCCATGACGCGGCCCTGCCTCTCAGTCGGTGCGATTGAGCGTCGGGCGCATCGCCTCGACGTAGTAGTTGCTGGACGACTCCCACCGGCGGTTGGTGTCCTGGCCGAGGGAGGTGTGGTTGCGGCGGGTCACGTCCACGACCTGCACCGTGCCGATGGTGGTCCGGCCGAGGCTGTCGAGCAGCTCGTACACGGTGTCGGCGATGTCCTCGACGCTGCGCGGGTCATCGGGTAGTCCCCGGCAGCGCACCTGCACGCCGATCGTGTGGTCGGCCATGCCGGGCAGGTCGTCGCCGAGTGGGTAGGCGGTGAGGGTGATCAGCCGGTCCGGCTGCTGCGGGATGGCGCGGATGACGATGGCCGTCTCGCCGGCAGTGTAGGCGCCGGATGCCCGCCAGGTTCCGGCGCCACCAGTGTGGAGTAGCTCGGCGAGGCCGGTCAGCAGTTGTGAGGTCCAGCCGTCACCGAGTGCCATGTCATCCCTTCAGTGGCTTACCGGCAGCCTTCGCGATGAGGGCGAGCATCACGTCCCGCTCCGTTGTCATCGGCTGCTCCAGGTATTTGGCTTGGCGGCCGTCGTCGTGCCGCAGCGTCATGTCCTCGTGCTGACGGACGGCGTATGGCCTGTCGTAGGACACGGCGACGGTGCCGGAGCCGGGGTCGCTGGATACCTCGCCGGAGCGTTCCAGGTCGCCCTCTTCGTGCGGGACGAGGGTTGAGGACTCCTGGAGCAGGTGTTCGGCGGCCACCTCCAGGCCGTCCATGCCCGCGTCGGACAGCGCGGCGAGCACCCTGTCTCCGTCCCATTCCAGCCGGTGATCGTCGGCCATCGGTTACTCCAGGTTCAGCTCGACGTGCTCCGGTAGGGGGAGGCCGTGTGCGGAGATGTCCGACCGGGCCAGCACCCGCGACGTGCGCCCAGCCCAGGTGACCCGGGAGCCTGGCGGGCAGACCGTGCCCGGTGGGCAGTAGACGGTGGTGGAGCTGACCTGTTCGGTGCCGGTGGCGTCCTGGGTTTGCACCCGCACCAGGCGGCGGGTCTGCTCCACCACGCACGGCGTGACATCGGCCGGGTCGGCGAACACGTCGCCGTAGGCGCCGGAGCCCTCGTACGCCTGCACGCTGACCGTGGCCGGGGTGGGGACATACTGCGCGACGAACTCGGTCCAGTTCACGGTTCACCACCCGAGTGTTTGCGGGCCGCGGAACGTCAGCTTGCCGGCGAGGCGTGGATCCCTCAGTGCTTGCCAGGCTTGGGGCCACAGTCCGTTGATCTTGCTGGCTTGTTTGCTGGATCCGCCGGCGCCCTGCCCGCCACGCACAACGCTGACCTTCCCGATCGCGAAGCTCGCGGTCGGGGGCATGGCACCGGTGCCGGTGATGTCTCCGGCGGCGATCATCCCGGCGACCTGCTCACACGTGGCGTCGCGCAGGGCGGCGATGACGTCGGTGTCGGTCGGGTCGCCGTTGTCGTCGACGTCGTACACCGAGGTCAGCAGCGCCCGGTCGACGTCGCGGGAGGCGCGGGTGAGCAGCAGCGCGGCGGATGCGTCGGACGGCACCGTCACCGGGTACGCCGCGAGTTCCGCTTCGGTCGCGTACGCCACGCTGCCCTCCTACTTCGTCTCGTTTGCCTTCGTAGCCGCTGCCTTGGTCGCCTTCGCAGGCTGGACTGGCGGAGGCTCGGCGCGCGCGGCGTCGCGTTCGGCCTCGGCTGAACGAAGCTGGTCGACGAGTTTGTCCCGCTCGGCCTCCAGCTCGGCGACGCGGTCGAGCGACTTGGCCAGTTCCGTGCGGGTCTCCGCCAGCGTGCCGGCGACCTCGTCGGTCGAGGGCGTCGGCAGTTCGGCGGGCGGCTCCCACGGGTCGCCGGCCTTGTTGGCTACCCGCACAATCTCCCCGTTACGCACACGGTGGGCGATACCGCCGGGGAGCGGGTGGTCCATCTCCAGGACCACGCCGCTCTCTGTGCGGTACCAGCCCGTTCCCGGGGCGGCCATCAGGTCGCCTTCGGCAGGAGCAGTACATCGATCTCACCGGTCATGCCGGCCTCGAAGTCGATGTACAGGCTGCCGCCCTGGGCTACCGATGCGTCGTCGAGCCTGTTCAGGAACCGGCCCGACTCGAACGGCCCGAGGTACTGCACGCCGGTACTCGCGGCGACCGGGACGGCCAGGTCGCCCTGCCCGGCGGCGGGCGCCGGCGGATTGTCGCCGGCCCCGACCGTGACGACGTTCGTTGACGCCTCGGTGTTGGTGACCCGGATGACGCTGCGTTCCGGCTCGGCGGCGTTGACGATCGCGCCAGCGGCGACGAGCGCGGCGTCGATGGTGGTGGGGCCGGTTGCGCCGTCGAGGTTCCCGTTGGCCACCAAGGGCCGCGGGGTGATGGCGGTGCGTGCCATGTCGTGTGTCTCCGATCAGGTCTGCGACGCGTAGCAGGTCGCGATGAACGACGGGCGGACCAGCTTCGCCCCGTAGACGTGCAGGCCCTTCACCGCGTCGCTGAAGGACGACTCCGGCCGGTACGCCTCTAGCTTGTTGATCTGCTGGGCGAAGGTGGTGGCCTGCGGGTGGCCCGCCTGGACCACGTAGTCGTCGCCGGTGACCAGGGGCGCCTGGTTGGACTTGAAGCAGTCGAAGCCGAGGGTGGGGATATGGCCGACCCACCCGGTGCGCAAAGTTGTCCCACCGTCGCCGCGAGCCGAGGCATCGATGAACTTGGTGGACTCCAGCATCAGGGACCAGAACCAGGGCCGGGCGACGGCGTACCGCATGTCCTCGGGGACGTCGGCCTCGTCGAGCTTCTGCGCGAGCAGCCGGAGCTGGGTGTAGGCCAGGTCTCCGGTGGTGACGGCGACGGTGCCGAGCTGGTTGGCCGCGTCTGCCCCGGTGTAGAGGCTGGCGATGTAGCTGTCGGCGGTCTTGCCGAACTGGTATCCGCCGCGGGCGGTGGCCTGCGGCATGACGTTGCCCCGGGCCTGCGCCTGGTCGACGTCGTCTACCTGGTAGGCGAAGTACTTGGCCTGGTCGATGACCAGGTTCCGCTGCGCGTCCGTCAGCTCCTCGGGAGTGATGACGGTGGAGTTGGGGGTGTAGTCGTCGACGGTCGGATCCGAGATTGAGGTGATCTTGACGACGTCTCCGGCGTCCTGGATCTCCCCTTCGTAGTTTCGGTTCACTACTGCGGGGCTGCCGTAGACGAGTTTCGTCTCGGTAGCCGCGAGCAGCAGCGCCGACCAGATCTGCGGTCGGAACCGGGTGATGGCCATCGTTACCTCACATCAGGTGCTTGAGCTTGCCCTCGTCGTATGCCTGCTTGATCTGGGCGGGCGTCATGTGGGCGAGCTGCGCTTCGGAGATGGGCTGCCCCGCACCGTTGCCTGCGGCGAAGTCCCCGCCCGAGGTGGGCGGCGCGGCGGGCGGCGGCTGTGCTGGCGGTGCCGGTTGGGTGGCTATCCACGGTGCCTGCGCGGCGATCGACTGGATGGTCCAGACGAGCCGTTGGGCGTAGTCCGGGGTGGCCGGGTCCAGGCCGGCGGCGGCCTGCTGCCATGCGGTGGAGCCGACGAGCGCGGCGGGGTTGAGCCCTGCCTGCCCGGCGGCGGCCCATGCGTGCTGGGAGACGGTCGCGGTTCGTAGCTGGGTGTCCCGCTGGGTCACCTGGCCGCGAAGTCGCTCGATCTCCTCCCGGGCTCCGCGGGGGAGCCGGGACAGGTCGTAGCTGCTCCCGTCGTTGTCCGGCGGGTTGGGCGGTGCGGGTGGCCCCTGCCCGGGGTCCGGCGGTGGCGTCGGTTGTCCGGTCGGGGCTGGGTACGGCTGTGCTAGCGGCTGGCCCGGCGCCGGCGGCGTCCAGCCCGGGTAGGCGGGTGGCTGCCAGCCGGTGGGCGGCGGGGTCCATGCCTGCGGGGTGGGCTGCTGGGGCGGGGTCTGCGGCGGGATGCCGTACGGATACGCCTGGCCCTGCTGCGGCTGCTGCGGGGGTTGGGCGGGCGGTGCCGGCGGCGCGGGCGGCGCGGCGGGCGGCGGCTGCTGACCGGCCTGCCCTTGCGGGGCGGGTGGCTGCGGCGGCGGCCCGGCGGGCGGCTGCGGGGCGGGCTGAGTCACGATCGACTCCTCGGGTTGGGTGGTGCTGCCCCGGACGGTCCGGGGACGACTATCGGGCCACGCCGATCTGCTCGCGTGGGCGTTGCCGGATCAGCCCGGTCGCGTCCACGTGGGCGCGGATCGCGGCCTGGGCGGCGCGGACTTTCGCCGCGGCGGCGCGGCGGGCGGCCGGGTCGATCGCGGCGGCCTCGCGGAGTTTGGCGCGGCGTACCCGACGCTCCAGCTCCCGCAGGCGCTGCCGGTCGCGGTCGCCTTGCGGGTTGGCGGTGTGCGTCGGCGGGCGGGTGGCGCCGGGCAGGTAGGCGGTGAGCCGGTGCGTGCAGTTCGGATGCAACAGGCCGCCTCCGATGGCCTCGCCGATGCTGCCGGCCACCTCGACGGCGACGGTGCCCTCGGCCACGGCCGAGGCGACGTGCTCGGTGCGGCGCCCGGCGGGCCCGGACCGGGAGAGCACCTGGCCCTCCCAGGGGCGGCAGCGGGAGCACTCCTGTGGTGAGTTGCTGACCATGACCAGGTCGAGGCCGGCTGCGCCCATCCGGTCCAAATGGCCCTCCACGAGGGCTTGGGCGACGGTGGAGCGGGTAGCCATCTCCACGTAGGAAGCTAGCTGCCAGCGGCGGCCGGCCCGGTCCACGAACCCAGTGACGCCCCGGGAGAGTAGCTGCTCCCAGGCGACTTGAGCGGCGCGTCGGCGGGTGGCCAGGCCGGCGAGAACGTTGGGCGCGGCGGCGCGGGCGATGACGTCGCGGTAGGCGTCGAGAGTCCAGCGCAGGATCCGCAGGTGCGTGCCCCGTAGCGTGCTAACCAGCGACAGCACGAGCCGGTTGATCGCGGCGGCGCCCGGCATGTGGGTGGCGACGCGGGCCAGCTCGTCGGCGAGGCCTGCCCGGCGGGCGTTGACCATCTCTCGCAGCCCTGGCGGCAGTTCGGCAAGCTTGGCGCGGGCGAGCCAGTCCGGGTGGGTGTCCTGCACGCGGGCCAGCTCCGCGAGGGCGTCCCGGCCGCCGCGCATCCACGCCAGGATCACCGCTTGGGCGACCCGGTCGGCGAGGGGCCCATCGAGCCGGTCAAGCAGGGTTTGCGCCCACCGTCGGACGGTGCCGGCCGCGGCGAGTTTCTCCTCAGCCCAGTCGGGGCGGTCCATGCCGGCGGTGAGGCGGCGGGCCAGGTCCGCGGCGAGTCGGGTTTCCAGCTCGGCGTACAGGTCGACGAGGGTGCGGGCGAGTTGGGCGGAGAGGTCGGTACGGTCCGGCATGGGCTACTCCCCGCCGGCCGGTTCGCCGCCGGTCGGGGCGCCGGTGAAGGTGCCCGGGTCCTCGACAGCGCCACGACCGTAGTCGGTGCGGATCCGCTCCACCTCGGCGTCGACGTCGGGCTGCTCCAAGTCGGGGCGCCGCTCCTTGACCTTCTGCTCAATCGAGATGGCCTCGGCGTTGTGCAACGCCTGGAGGCGTTGCGCCTCGCTCAGCGGGTCGGGCTGCACGGCGGGCGCCCACTCGACGATCGGCCGTTGCGGGGTGACGCCGCTGTGGTACTGGGTGGCGTCGACGGCGGTCCAGGTTTCGAGTAGGTCGGCCAACTCGGGCCGCCAGTAGCGGATCTTCCGATCGCGAGTGATCAGGCTGCGCCGGTCGCGGGAGTTGACCTGTGTGGCGGTCGGCGGCTGGCCGTCGCCCTCGTCGCCGAACGTGGAGCCGGAGTATCCGGCGGCTTGCACGATCGTCGCCTTGAGCGCGTCGGTTGTCCGCTGGTGATCGTCGACCCGGATGTCGAACTGGACCTGTTCGATCTGCATCTTGTCGCCGGATTCGGAGCCCATGGCACCGATCGGCTCGTAGACCTCCTGGTCAAGATCCACGGTGGCGCCGGAGCCGGGGCCGTTGTCCCGTAGGTACTCCTGCGGGACGATCAGCCGGGCCTTGCCGAGGTCGACGTCGCGCAGCCATGACGACCAGGTGAGGTCAAGAGCGTCGAGCATTGGTTCGCTACCGGCGATATCGGGCCGGCCGAGGTAGGCGGCCTGCGGGATCGTGCGCCACACCCGGTTGGGTCGGACGTTGGGGATGTAGACGGCGGTGAGCCGACCGGTGCCGGTGTTGATCTCGTTGCCGCCGTCCAGCCCTGCGGCGATGTCGGCGGTTTCCGGCCGGTCGGTGAGCGGAACGGCGGTGCCCAGTTCGTCGGCGGTGCCCTCGTACAGCCCGTGAAGGATGACGTTCGGCTCGTGCCGTTCCAGGTGCCGCCAGACGATCTTGCCGCGGCGGCCGGCCTCCCGCCAGAACGTGACCGCGGCCAGTCGGCCCCACGACCAGTCGGGCACGGCGACGTCGGGATGAACGGCGGTGATCCACGGCATGTCCCGGTCCGGACCCCAGACGAGCCGCAGATACACGCCGCCCATTGCGGCGCAGATCTCGGCGGCCTCCAGCAGGGTCGCATGCGTCTGGTCGCCCCACAGCTTGTCGAGGCGGGCCTGAGTCTGCGGGTCGGTCTGCTCGCCCTGGGCGGTCGGGTCGGTGTCTGTGCGGACGGTCGGCGGCTCGGCGAACAGCAGGTCAGCGGACGCCTGGGCGATGTCGGCGGCGAGGGGTACGTGCAGCCGGGTCCGCGGCTGGGGCGAGGTCTGCCGCTGGCCCCAGAACCAGCGGCGCACCGTTTCGGCGGCGCCGCGAACGATGCCGCGGACGCCGCCCTGCTCGGAGGCGAAGAAGCCGGTAGTGTCCCGGCCTGCGCCGCCGGAGTAGATAGCGGCGAGCTGCTCGGCGTCGCCGGTCCACCAGGCGGCCCAGGTGGCGTACTGCTGGTTGATCGGGCCGCAGTGCTGGGGCGGCCACGGGGTGATCCCACCGTCGGGCAGCGGCATCGGTCTGCCCTCCCTCGGGCGTTCAGGTGGTGAGGCTGGCCAGCGTCAGCGGGTTGACGGCGCAAGCGTCGTCGGGCAACCGGTCGGCCTCGGCGGTCCAGGAGGCGTTGCCGTCCACGGTCACGAGGGCGCCGGTGGGCCACGTCGCGGGCGTCGGATCCTGTCCAGCGAGGACGGCGACACGGGTGAGGTCGTATGCCAGAAGCGTCTCGCCGCACCAGCCGCACCGCTGGCGCATGAACCGGTCGCTGATGGTGATGTGTGGTGCGGCGATGTGGGTGACGGCCATCAGACGATCGCGGCGCGCGGGGCGAGGAGGCCTTGCTTGCCGCGGCCGAGGGTCGGCGGGTGGATTTCCAGGGGGTGCACGGAGGCTCCTTCAGGCTGGTAGGTGGAGGCGCTCGCGCAGGAGCGGGCGCCACGCGCCGCGGGTGGAATGGGCCGCGTACCGCTTCATGTCGGGCCCGTGGTCGGCCACCTTCAGCGGCACGTCCTCGCCCCGCTCCGCGGCCTTGTCGTCCCAGGAGTAGCCGAGCGTCTCCCGAATCAGGTCGGTACACGACTCGTGGATGTCGAGCAGGTCCAGCGCGTACAGCGTGGACAGGGTGCGGATACCGGGCAGGACGGCGTTGTCGGCCAGGATCGACGGGAGGCCGTCTTGGTGGAGCTGGACGCGGAAGCCGGTGGCTGACGGGTCGACCACGACCCGTTCGGGGGTCACGCCCCGCAGGTCGGTGGTGGGGATCGGCACGGTGGTCAGCCAGTGGCGGACCTCGCGGGAGTACTCGGCGTCGGACAGCTGCCGGCGTTGCTTCGCCGAGTCCCACCGCCAGTCCCGCACGAGGTGCAGCTTCCGGTCGACGCCGACGCCGAGGACGCCGGCGTGAAACGGGTTGCGGGTGCCGTGGTCGACGCCCATCGAAATCCAGCGGGTGATCGTGGACATGTCCGACACCACGTGCCGGTCGGTGTCGAACATGTCGTAGATGGCGCCTTCGGCGGGCACCCACAGACCCTGGATGTAGCGCTTGTAGAACAGGCCCACATACTGCCGCTTCAGGCTCGCGACGAAGTCGGGGCTCAGGTGCGGATTGTCGTCGAGGGTGAACGAAAACCGGTGCAGGTCCAGCGGATCGCCGTCCTGGCCGGTGGAGACCGTGCCGTCGTGACCGAGCCACAGGGCCGCCTGGTCGAGCAGCGTCTTGAGCCAGTGCACGGGGCCAGCAGGGTTGCAGGTCCCGAAGAAGCGGGCGCCGGGAACGCTGAGGCGGGTACCGAGCATGTCCCACAACTCTTCGGGCCAGGTGGTGATCTCGTCGCCGTACGCCCCCGCGAGGGTCAACCCCTGAATCTTGCTGACGGCCTCGATGTTGTTCGCCCCGGCCGTGTAGACACGGCGGCCGAGCAGATACAGCTCACCAGTTCCGGCGACGTACCGGGCCCGCTGAGGGCCGAGCATGTCGACGATCGGGTCGATGGTGTTGCGCTTGAGCGTCCGCTCCGTCTTGCCGATCATGGCCAGGCTACCGGCGGGGCCGCAGCGGGCATACCGCAGCCAGGCAAGGATCGACGACACAGTCTTCGACGACCGGACGGCACCCTCCCAAATGTTGTACCTGGCGGTCGCCAACTCGACCGAGCGCCTGGCCTTACCGTCGAGCGGTTGAATGGGCATCACACGCCTCCGCCGGTCATGGCATCAAGCCAGGCATCCACGTCGGTGTGCTGGTCATCGGCCCGGTCGTGCTGGTCGAGGCGCATGTGCTTGTCGAGGGCGATCCCGACGACGGTGGCGGCGTCGCGAGCCGACGCGCCGGCAAGCTCAGCTATGGCCTGAGTGAGAGCGGCGTCGGTGAGGATGAGGAGCCGGGCGGCGATGTCGGTGCGGCGCTTGGCGTTGTCGGCCACAGCGGCGGCGGTCGCGTTTTTGGTCTGCGCACGTGCGAACGGCTGCTCGATACCAGCGTCGGCAGCGATACGACGAACTGTGTCAGGACTGACCCGGTGGTGAGCCGCGATAGCCCGGCAACTCTTCGCCTCAGCCTTGATATCGCCGAGGATGGCGGCGCGCACGTCGTCAGGTATGCGGCGCATGGATCACCTCACGGCGGCTTCACCTCGCCAGGATTCAGGGCTGGTCCGGCCGAGTGTGCGGGCAGGCCCCAGCCTGTGACCTGCCCGCATCCCCTGGTCGCGTCCCGCCCTGAACGCGCAACAGCCCGGTGGCGCTGACGCGTCCTACCGGGCTTTGGGCACACTCCGCCTATGCGTGGATGTGTGAAAACATGATCGCTCGGTTAGGTGGCTGCCGTCAACTCGGCCTGCTCACATGCGTACCTGCGCCGCTCATGGAGCCAACGCCGACCCTCGACTCAGGAGGGTGGCTAAGCTATCTTCAGATTTCACTCTTTCGGCAACCAATGGGGGGGTCAAAGCTACATGCGACTTAAACGTGCTATAGCAGTCTTGACAGCTACCGCCGTTTCCGTTATAGGGTTGAGTTTGGTGGCCGCCAGCCCTGCCGCGGCTGGCACATGGCGCGCTTACGGCAACACAAACCCAATCACGTCAAGCTCCAGCACGTGGCGCTGCGCCGCAACGAAAACAATCTCTACCAATGTACTTGCGCAGGTCTGTGCGATCAGGTCGGAAGAAGGTAGTGGCGTTCAGGGGGCGGTTATCGTCCGCAACAACCGTTCTAGCCTTCACTCAGTCGACGCGTTAGTGGACCTGTACTCGGACATCCATCTGGGCAGTTGGGAGTGCCCGTCCTCGGGCGTTGGCGCAAACTCGTGGTCAGTCTGCTTTGGAAGCACTTTGATCCATTACAGTTTAGTGCGCGCATCGGGCTGGGCTAAGAGTAACGTATACCTCGGCATCTCACCGAATGTCTGACCTAACCCAAGCAGCCGGCTGACGCATCAAGAGGTTGTCGGCCGGCTTTGGTCCCCTAGCCTCGCGCCTTCATGAAGGCTCGTTGTGGTGGCGGGTCGAGAACGTGAAAGTGCCCTCTGGGCTGGAAGGATGGGACTTGCTGAGGGTCTCCACCATTCGCCATGGAGGGCACTTTCTAGATGCCGGCTACCGGGTCGCGTCCGAAGATCGTTGCGGCTGCTGATGGGCGGGGTGTCGTCGCGCATGCCGGCGCTCGGCTGCTGGCTGATGTCACGGGGTTGACCAGTGCGTTCGGTGACGCTCTGGCGCCGCTGCGGGTCCGGCGGGGCCGAGCCGAAGAAGCTGCGCTACCGGCTGCTGCATGTCCCCGCCCGAATCACCCGCTCCGCCCGCCGCACCTACCTGTACATCGCCGTGACCTGGCCCTGGGCCCAGCACCTGGTCACCGCGTTCGGCCGCCTCACCGCCCTGCCCACGAGATCAGCTGACCGCCAACAACTCTTGATCAACAGCTAGCGAAAGACCGAGGCTAGCGAACCCGTCGTCAACCGCAACTTTCAGCGAACAAGCTGCCTGCATACCCTCACTCCATGCGCTTCGACACGTGTGCGGCCCCGGCCGGTGGTGCGGGTGAGCATCTCCACGTGGGCGGCTTGGTCGTGGCGGTACCAGGTGGTGCCGCGCCCTTGCCCGGGTAGGTGGTGGGCGGGTAGGAGGCCGTGCAGCCTGTCGCCGGTGTGGCGGGAGCGGCGGGCCCAGTCACGGACCCGGGCGGCGGTGATGTCGGGGCCGAGGGCGTGGGCGATCTGCGTGGCGGTGCCGTAGTGGTGGCCGGCGAGGCTGATCATGATCCGAGCGTACGTCCCTGCTGGTGCGTAGGTCGGCAGGGTGAGGCCGGGTAGGGGCCTTTCCTCTATCAGTGAAGGTGGCCCTGGGTTCAGCCGGCGAGTGCGGCGGGCTGAACCCCGAGCCGCTCTAGGCGGCCGTTGCCGTGGGCTGCGCTGTGGTCCGGTTGCGGCCCGTGGCCGCTAGAACGAGAATCGCGAGTCCGATGGCCAGTGCTCCGCCGCCCTGTTTAGCGCCGGGATCGAGCATGATTAATCGACAGAGTGGCAGTATGGCATAGGGGTCGAGGCCGGGTTCGATGAAAATGAAGTTGTCCAGCGTTTTGAACCAGATGGTCGCGGTGGGCCAGACGGCGAGGCCGAGTGCGGTGAGGCCGAGCGTGAATGCGGCCAGCCGGCGCGGTAGTGGCCGGCGTCGAAGGCGGTACATCGTCCAGCCGGTGAGGACCCAGCCGGTGACCACCCCGACGAGACAACCCAGGAGGACCGCTCCCGGTTCCCACGTTGGCTGGGCTGGAGTGATGACGGCATGCAGGTGGCCCGATGCCGAATTTGGCCTGGCGTCTACGGTGAGGACGAGGCCGCCGCGGGTCGCCTGAAAGGTGTGGTAGGACACCTGATTCGGACCGGGTAGGTCCAGGGAACGCTTTACGACGGGTCCCAGCGTCCAGCCATCGGCTTGCAGTCGTGCCTGCGCTGCGTCGATCCCCCAATGTGGGGCCGGGCGTGAAAGTTCTTGGACGTGCACACCGCGCCAGATCTTCTGTGTGTCGTCCAATCGCTGGAAGTCCGGTGTAGTCAGTTTGGCTCCGCTGACGGTTTCGGCAATCTGTTGGGCCACTGTGTTGGACGGTAGTCCCGCCGCCGTCTGCCACGCCAGCCAAGACGCTGCGACTGCCCCCGCCGCGCCAAGAGCCACGGCCACGACCACGGCCGTGGCCATGGCCGATTTGCCGGTTGGTAGTCGGAACCACTGCCGTAGTGCCCCGCGTAGCAGGTCCGCCACGTCGGCCCGGTTGGGCGTTCGTTGGCCCGGCTCGGCGGAGTCCATCAGCGTGGCGAGGATTTCCTGGCCGTGGGTCCGGCGGTAGCCGATCGGGTATGCCCACAAGAGTCGGCGGTACCAGCGTTCCAACTCGGTGTGTGTCCGGTGTTCCCGTATGACCTCCCCCGAGGCGGTCATGCGGGAGCACCGAACGCGCCCGGGAGTCCGAACGGCGAGTCCGGTCGTGTCTGTAGTCGGCTTTCGGCTGCCGCAGCGTGTTTGCGGAGTCGGCGGGCCTGCTCGGCAAGTCGGGTGGCGCCGGCGTCAGTGAGCCGGTAGTAGCGGCGTAGCCGCCCGTCGACGATCTCTTGCCGGTCGACCGCGACGAGGTCTTGTTCGACGAGACGGTCGAGGGCTCCGTAGAGGGTGCCGGCTCGTAGGGTGACCGCCCCTTCGGAGAGTTCGGCGACTTCCCGGGTTACCCCGTAGCCGTGTTTGGGTCCTGTCGCGAGCGCGGTGAGGATCAGGAACGTTGGCTCTTGCATCGATGCCACGCGGAGTAGATTACGTTGACCGGTATATACCGTCAAGCTGTGCCAGTTAGGCGAACACGGGCCGCGGTCATCGGCGTACGACGGCGAGTGCTTATGCGGCGGTCACGGCGGTGCCGGTGACGACAGCATGTCGGGGCCAGATGTGCGCCACGCCCTCAACCGCCCCACTGGCGCGGCATCGGCAGCCCTCACCGAGGCACCGGCATTCAGCGGCGCACACCACCGTCCAGACCTCCTGCGGTCCGCTGGTCTGCACATAGACGTCGCGGCGGCGGCAGGCCGGGCACTCGACGCCGCGAAGCAGCTCCCGCTGCGGTCCGCAGCCAACGGCGGCGCGGACGCACGTGTCCTCGTCGGCCAGATGCCGAGCGATGACGGCGGCGGTGCCGGGCTGGAGGCGGGGAATGGTGTCGTAGATCCGCCACCATCCGTCCTGGCCAGCGGGTGCGGTGGGGAGTTGGTCAGCGAGCCAGCCGAGTTTGCGCAGGCTGCGCGTGTACATGTCCGCCCACCGGTTCCGGCGGGGTGCCCGAGGCGCGGTGGCGACGGCGGCCAGGCCGGGAGTGGGGTCGCCGTGACCGCCGAGGGTGTGGCGGCGGCCCCAGGCCGGGGAGTGCAGCAGGGTGGGGGCCTCCAGGGTTTCGGCGGCGATGTGGGCGGCCTCGTCCTCGGCGAGCTGGGCGAGGTGCTCGAGCGCCGTCTTCAGGGACCAGGCGGCGGCGGTGGCGTGCAGGTGGTGCGGTGTCACGGGGTGGCCTCCCACAGGTAGCGCTGGACGTGGTCGGTGTCGCGAGGGCGGGACCGCGTGTTTGATACATGAAATTCAGTCGGATTCATGACGCTGGCGGCCATCGGCAAACATATATTTGAGCCGTACGATGGCTAGTATTCGAAGCACAATGTTCTCCGCGGTGGGGAGGATCAATGCCGCTCGTATTCAACAAAAACTACCGGAAGGTAACCGCATTCAGGGACGCGCACACTGAGGTGGTGGACGATGGTGACGGATTCTTCGCCGACGTGACCGAAGAACAGTTGCAAAAGATCGTTAACCAGACGAACGACATTCTCAAGAAAAGGCGACGTCTCGAATTCCAGCAGGAAAAACATGATCAGGCAAAGGCCGACAAGTATGAAAAGGCGGCAGATGCTTTGCTGAAATCCGCCGATTCTAGATTCGAGGGCGCCACTGTTGAGGTTGTGTGGGGCGTCCATCAGGAAGTCACCGAAAAGGCGCGGAGCGGAGGAGGAGAAAGGACCTACTGGCACTTCACCGTGAAAACTCCCGACGGTAAAAACCAGTGGCACCTGTATGTCGATAGGGACATGCAGAGCATCACTTACCTGACTCCGAAACGGGGCAGATTCGTAAAGGTTGTTAACGACTGACGGGCCTACCCCGAAATTGAGGCGTGGGGCCGAAGGGGTATCACTGTAGCCGTGGCAGCGGGGGCAGTCGCAGGAGCCGATCCCGTCGCTGCGGGCGTGGTGGAGGTCGCGCAGTGCGCAGACGTCGCAGTACACGGGTCAGCCCTGCGCCTGCTCGGCCACGTCGGCAAGCTGGTCAAGCAGTTCCCGAAGGGCGCCAGCGGGTTCCCGCTGGCGGCTGACCACTGATCCGGCACTATCGCCAGAGCGGAGTGCGCCGAGTCCGTCGTAGTGGAGTCGGGTGACAACAACCTTGTGTCCGGCCAAGTCGCCTGCACGGTGTCGCGCGGCGTCCGGGGCTATCACGCATCCGCTGTCGTCTTGGCCGAGCACGACCGTCCCACCGTTGGGGAGGGTGCCGCCCGTCCGTAGGCCCGCCTCAGGGTCCTCAGGGCCACTGTGGGCGGTTGGAACGGTGCCGCCTACCGCATCACCCGCGCCGGGGTCTACGGGCGGCTGTCCGTGGCTCTCAGCGGGCTCGGTGGTGTCCTGCGCGCTGCCGGCGGCGTAGGTGCTGTGGTCCGGGCAGAGCACCGTGAGGCCACGCAGACGCATCCAGCCCCGATCCGACGGGCCGACATCCGCGCGATAACTCCGGCGACATCCCGGGTAGACGCAGTAGCGGATCAGGGTTCCCGTGGTGCCCTCCGACGCGCGGGATTCGGTGGTGATGAGGGTGACGAGGTGGCGCGCGAGGCCGTCGTGCTCGTCGGTAACGGCCCCGGGGTAGTAGGCGTCCCAGCGGTCGTACCAGCCCTCCAGGAGATCGCGGATAACCTCTACGCGGTCGTCGGCGGTGCGGGCGGCGGCGAACTCCGCCGTGGAGTAGTCGAGGAACGCCTGCATGCCGGCTGGAGCACCCTGCGCGCTGCCGGGCCGGGAACCGGTGCGGGTGGCGTACCGTGCCCGGTCGAGCCGCTCGGTGGCGTCGTCGAGGCTGGCGCGGGGGGTGTGGCAGCCGGCGCGGTTGAGGGCGGCCCACACGTCGGTGAGGGTGTCGAGTACCTGCTGGCAGTCGCCGGGGGCGGTGGTGGTGGCGTGATGGTCGTGGCGGCACTCGCCGTGGATGGGTAGGCGGGTGGGGACTCCTGGGCAGTCGCGTACGCCGAATGCGCCGCGGTCGGTGCGGTGGGGATTGTGGGGGGTGGTGTCTGTGCAGTGCGTCTGGGTGCTCATGGTGTCCTCTCAGACGTGGCCTGGTTGGCGCATGGCGGGCACCAGGTTCCGGCCGGCTGGTCGTGCGGCGCGTAGCAGTTGGGGCAGGCGGTGGTGGGTCCGCTGTACTGGGTTGGGGTCGTGGGCCGGTTGGCGGTGCGGTCAAGCCACTCGTCGATGGCGGCTTCGGCGATGGTCTTGGCGCGGTCTTTGCCGAGGTACTTGCCTTTGGTGGTGTCTTGGCCGGCGTCGGTGAGGCGTCCGAGGACGTGGCGGACCATGTTCGCGCCGGTGCGGCCTGCTGCTGCGGGGGTGGTGGTGGCTGCGGTGATGGCGCGTTGCTGTCGGGCGTCGAGTTGTTGTTGCTTGGCCGCGGCGCGGTGCTGGTGGTTGGTGATGAGGCGTGCGCGTTCGCGGATGTCGGCGGGTCGAGGTACGTACGGCGACGACTGGAGCAGTTCGACGATGGCTTGGCGGGTGAGTCCGAATGGGAGGTCGCCGAGGGTGGCGTACCAGACTTCGGCGAGGCCGTTGGGGATCTCGCGGTCGTGGGCGACGGCGACGATGCGTACGAGTGCGAGGGTTTCGTCGGGTGTCATGAGGCTGGCCTGGTGAGGGCGTCGTGGATGAGGGCGCCGATGTCGGAGCCGGTGGGGGCGTGGCGGGCGGCGGCGGCTTCTCCGCGGGTCATGCGTCGGGGTGGGAGTTCGGGGCCTTGTTGGGTGCGGACGAGGTAGGTGTCGAGTAGGGCGGGTCGGGAGGCCACCCGGTCGGCGAGCATGTCCGCGAGGGCGCGTTTGATCAGCGGCGGTGGGAAGCCCTGGGTGAGGGCGGTTTTGATGCCGGCGCCGTAGCGTTTGATGTGGTTTTTGGTGAGTTTGACGTGGTTGGCGGTGCAGTGGTCGATCCACTGCTTGGTGATGTGACCGGCGTTCTCCGGCTCTGGCGCGTCGGGTGGGTCGGGGACGGCGACGAGCGCGGCCGGGTGGTCGACGATTTCGGCGTCGATGATGTCCGGCTCTGCCGCGTCGAGCGAAGCGAGCGCGGAGGGGTTATCCCCTGTTCCCCTGTTCCCCTGTTCCCCTGCTCCAGGCGCTGGGGTGTCGCGACAGTCTCGCGAGGGTTCATCGAGGGTGTCGCGAGGCGCGGTGTCCGGGTTGGCGTTTGGGCTGGTGGGAGGCGGGTTTTCGGTGGCGCGCGGGTCGTCGGGTTGTGGGTAGCGGGGTTTGTTCGGTCGGTCGACTCTTTGGTGCTCCGACCAGTTCACGATGGCGAGGTACGCCTTGCCATCGACGGTGTAGCGGCGGATGCGGCCGGCGTCTGCAAGCCTCGCGAGACTGTCGCGAAGGTCTCGCGAGGTCTGCGCGAAGTCCTCTTCGAGGGGGAACAGTTCGGCGGTGATGAGTCGGTGGTTGTCCACGCCGACACCGTTATCGTCGACGTAAGTCCATAGACCGATAAAGACGAGCCGGGTGAAGAAGTCGTGGCAGGCGATGGCTTCGCTCTTCCAGAACTCCGGCTTGATCGATCGAATGCGGGCCACGTCGTGCCTTCCTTTACGGGTGGTGCTGGTCTGTGCGGGGTGGTTGGGCCGGCCCCGCCCCCGGGGCCGGCCCAACCGGTCAGGGGGTGGCGCGGAGGACTTCGGTGCTCATGCGTGTGCCTCCTCGGGGTGTGCGTGGCGGGCGATGATGCCGCGGACCGTGGACGCGGGGACGCCGGTCGTGGCGGCGATCTGCCGGTGTGACCAGTGCAGGCCGGCGAGGCGGAGCACGACCGTGTCGTTGTCGGCCAGCCCGTCGACGTCGACCGGCTCGTCGGCGGGTAGCGGTTCGGCTGGCGCCTCGCACACGAGCCGGTCCCCGGTGACCGTCCAGATCGGTTGTCCGGTGATGCGGGCACCGTCGGTGCGGGCCATGGCGTCGAGGCCGGCGGACGCCTCGGCGATCAGGGCCGAGGCGGTGCGGGTGTCGTCGAGGATCGGCCACACCGCCCGGTAGACGTGGCCGGTCACTGGGCGGCCTCGTCGCGGAGCCGGTCCAGCTCGGCAGCCAGCTCCCGGCGCAGCATCTCCAGGCGGTGCACCTCGTCGCGCCAGGCCGGGACATCGTCGGCGACGGCGGCAGCCAGCAGTCCGGCGTGTGGCTGCCGGCCGCCGTCGCGGGCCTGCGCGTAGGCCGTGTACCGGCGGGTCATGGCGTTCAGGTCGGGCAGGAGACGGGGCGGCCCGGCCGGGGCCGGCATGACACCGACCCCGGGCTCGTAGCTGCCGCACGAGCACGTTGAGGTGGAGCAGCCGCCCCGGCGGCCTGCCCGTAGCGTGTGTAGTGGCTCCAGGTGCCCGCACCCGCACCGGCCCGGCTCCCGCACCGGCCCGGCTCCCGCACCGGCCCGCCCCGGGCGGCGCCCTGGTCCCGGGTCACGGCCGGCCCGCGCTGGTCATCGGGGCGCACGGGCACCTCCCGGCAGTTCGGCGGCGTCGAGGTGGCCCTGCCGTTCGGTAGCGAGCAGGGCCAGACCCTCTGCGGTGATGTCTCCTACCGGCCGCTGCGGGTGCCGCTGGCGCGGACAGTCGCAGTCGGCCGTGACGCACGCCGTGCACCGCTTGGTCACGCACGGCTCACACAGCACCGGCCGGGCCTCCATCACCGTGGTGATCTGCTCGCGCAGGTCTCGCACGTCAACCGGCGGCGTGATGGGCCGCTGGGCGGTACCACAGCCCGCGCACTCCTCGACGATGGCGAGACCGTCGAGGAGTGCGACGACACGGCTACCGCAGATCGCGCAGTCGGGCAGGATCGCGCTCATGTCGCCCCCTGCTGTTCGGCGGACTGCTGGCCGAGTTGCCGCTTCCGGTTCCGCAGCGCGGCGATCACCGTGTCGGCCTGCTCGCGAGTCAGGTCCGCGCTGCTGGCCAGAGACGGCAGGCGCAGGATCTTCGCGGTGAGGTCAAGCCGGGTCTCCCGGTTCCCGTCGCCGGCGTATCCCAGATCCCGCCACAGGGCGTGCATGTGCCGGTGCTGCTCCTGGTCCACCCCCTCCGGCGTGGCTTCGGGCGCAAGGCCCTGCGCGTCGCCGATGGCCTCCTCCTTGAAGGTCGCCCCCCACAGGTCCAGTGCCACACCGAACCGCATCGCGGCGTTGCGCAGCGCGTCGCCGATGGCCTCCTTCACCGCGTCAGGGCCGGACTTCCCGTCCGCGTGGCCATAGCCGAGCCGAGTCACTCCGGAGACGGTGAGCCGAATCCACAGTCCGCCCATCTGGTCGCGGGCCGGTAGTCCGTCGGAGCCGACCGCGGCGGGCTCCCACGTCCATTCCGGGTCGGCCTTGAGGAGTCGATCGGTGATCTCGGCGTGGCCGACATAGTCGAGGTGCAGGTGTGCGCTGGTGATGTTGTTGCCGCAGTCGCGGCAGCGGACCTTGGTGTGGCTCTGGCAGACCTTGCCCCGGGCGTCGCGGCAGGCACTACACCAGACGCGGGGTAGCTTGCCGACATTCTCGGGCGCGAAGGGCTCGCGGAGCATCGCTGCGATCTCGGGCTTCATGAGCGCCTCCCCGGCACTGCGCGTAGCTGCTGGCCACCCGGCTCACACCCGGGATGCCGGTCGTGCACGCCGGGCTCCCCACCGGCGCCGAGCGTGGCGGCGGGATGCACCGGCCACCGGCACCCGCCAGCACACGGCCGCCCGCCAGTGATCGCGGCCTGGGTAGCGGCGGCGATGCTCGCCCACCGCCCGGCCCTCACCGCGGCCCCGCCGTCGGCCAGCGGTGACGGCGGACCGTCCGCACCCGCGACACCCGGGGCAGATCCCCCGGCGCGCGCCGATGCCGGCCGGCCCGGACCTCGGTCTGGACCGGCCGGGGCAGGGTGCGCGGTGCGGGCAGCCAACCCCGCCAGATCGGAATCACCGGCCCGCCCCCTCACGGCCGGCGCCGAGCCGATCCCGCGCAGCCACCAGACCCACCCGCAGCCGCTGGGAGGTGCTGATCGCCTGGTCCCGGTCGGCGTGGGCCCGCCGCAGGTCGTCGCCCAGACCACGGGCCAGGTCCCGCCACTGGGCGGCCTGCCGGGTGCGCCGCTCGTAAGCGGCCGTCGTGGTGTCCAGCTCGTCCTGGAGGCGGGCCCGCTCGCGGTCGGCCGCGTCGAGGGCGGCGGCCAGTTCGCAGACGATCTCCCAGTCCGACACGGGCAGTTCAGGCAGGCTGTCGGGGGCGGCGGCGACAGTAAGCCGGTCGCACGCCTCGCGCAGCAGGACCAGCTCGGCGGCCTGGTCGGCCAGCTCATCCCGGTAGTCCCGGATCCGCTCCGCCTGGTGGCGGGTGCGGCGGGACCGGGCCATCAGCTCCCGGTCCATGCCCCGGCAGACCAGGGCGAGGATCACGACGGCGATAGCCGTCACGAGCACAGCGACGGTGAGGGCGACCGTTAGCGGTGTGGAGGTCGGCATCAGGCCACCTCCCGCAGCGCCGGATCGGTCAGCGGGACCAGGCCGGGGTAGTGCGGCGGCAGGTGCACCTCCGGCGGCGGGTACTCGCCGTCCGCGACACCCCGCCAGTAGTCGCACGCCTCGTCGCAGGACTCCCCGGGCAGATGTCCACATCCCAGGTCCGGGACGGTGATCGGATCGGCGGCGTCGGCCGTGAGCGGCCAAGTCGGGGTGCTCATTTGGGCACCTCCGAAATGACCACCTCGGACGCGGTCTGGCCCACGTGCCGCCGGTGACCTTCGGTGAATAGCCGGGTCACCATTCCGATGTGCGGCGTGCAGGCGTAATACCAGTGCCGATCCGTTCCGCCGCGCGGGGGCAGGACACACGAGCAGGCGGGATGGATCCGCCACAGGGCGTTGCGTAGACAGGCGTCGCACTCCGGGGCGCTCATCGGGCACCGCCCTCGGCGAGCTGGGCGCGCAGCGCCGCCACCTCGGCCCGCAACTCGTCCTCAACGCTCGCCGGCAGCGGTACGGCCGCGAACGCGGACAGCACGACCTCTCCCACCTGCGCGTCCACCCGGTGCTCCCACAGGGCAGATCTGTTGTGGTGGCCGGTACTCGCCGCAGTGCCGAACGCAGCGGCGATGGCATCAACAGTGGCGATGCCGTCCGGCGCCTCCGACGGCACCAGGCCGGCGCAGATGCCGACGGTGACATAGCTGACGTGGGCCGGGGTGCCGGCGAGAGAGCCGATCCGCGGCTCGGCGGAGCCGGGGCGGTCGGTACGATCGGTGTGCATCTGCACTTCTCCTTCTGATGTGAGTTGTGGTGCGGATGTCGAGCCCTTCGCCGCGTCATCGGCGGGGGGCTCACTTCATCGACCGCTTCGCGTCGATGAGGTCTTCGAGTTGCTTTCGCTGCCACTCCCGCCTCTCGGCGTCGGTGGCGGAACGCCACTCCAGGCCCGGACTCGGGTCCGAGGCCGGCGGTGTAGGGGGCACGGTGAGACCAGCGGCGACCAGCGCCACGCCGGTCACGACCTGGACGACCGCGCGGGCCAGGGTTGCGGCGGTCACTGGGCGGCCTTGTTGCCCAGCCGCTCACGGCGGCACGTCTTGCACTCGCGCCGGGCGTAGCCCTTCGGCGTGCGCCGCGAGTACGTGTTCTGTGGCGTGTACTCGTGGCCCTGCCGGCAGTGGGTCTTCGCCGCGTTGTGATGGGGCATGGTGTGGCGGGAGCGGAGCAGGTTCTGCCGCTGCGTTACCGCTTCCAGGTGAGTCGGATTGACGCACCGTCGGTGCCGGCACTCTCTACCACCGGGACAGGTGATGTCGGTGTTGTGGCACTGGTGGTCGACGTTCAGGCCGTCTGGGACGGGGCGGACCATCAGTTCGTAGGCGACCCGGTGGGCACCCTCGCTACCCTTGCCGAAGATCCCGTAGCCGTCGGAGTTGGTGTGGCCACGCCACATCCAGCAGGCGTCAAGTCCGGCGGCTGTGTCGACCTGGGCGATGAAGGCGCGAAGTCGGAGCGGGTTGACGGCGTTCATGCGGCGGCCTGGCGGGTGCGGGCTTTAGCGGACTTGCGGGCAAGATCCGCCATGTGCGCGCGACGCAGCAGATCGATTCGACGGGCACGCTCGGCGGGGTCGGTGATCTCGGCGGGAACCTGGGCGTCCCAGCGGGCAGCGAGGCCGCGCTGACCGCGTTGACCGGTGGCCTTGGGGTCAAGGTCGCGAGCAGCGCGGCGGAGCCCACCGATACGGCCGGCGGCGACGCGGTCCTTGCGGAGCTGCTGGTTCATGAGGCCGCCCGTTCCCACATGGCGTCACGGGGGAGGCCGAGGCGTTCGGCGGCACGGCGTTCCTGACGGGCGGTGGTGTCGATGCCCCGGCGCCAGCGGTTGAGGGTGGCGCGGGAGATACCCATTAAGGTGGCGCGCTCGTCGTCGGTCTGCGCGCCGAGGGAGGTGCAACGCTTACTGACGATGTCCCAGCGCAGTCGCCATGTGTCTGAAGTGGCACCATGAGCGACCGTTGAGGTCTCATGCATGGAACCCATCATGCACGTCTCATAGATGAGACGCAAGCGGAGCTTGCAGGTTCCTTGTATGACATTCGGTCAATCTAGAGTGTCATCTATGACACTAGAGGCAACGCTCTCTACCTGCTGTCGAGTGCGGTCCAGCTCTCCGTCTCAAAGACGACACGTGTCATGTATGACGACGACAATGTCCGAGCAACAGACCTACCGTGTCCGCATGGCGTCTCCCGAACAACGAGGTCACGACTTCGCGCAGCTCCTGCGTGCGGGCCGCAAGGCGAAGGCCTGGACGCAGGAGGACGTCATCGAAGAGGCCGGCCTGTCTCGGTCGACGTACCTGCGGTGGGAGGCTGGACGGGTGGAGCGTCCGGATCCTGAGCAGGTCCGGGCAGTCTGCCGCGTGCTGAACATCGACCCACGGGAGGCGGCCGTTGCGCTCGGCTACCTCACACGGGACGAGATTGGGCTCGGACCGGAGCCGCCGCGGGTGTTCGACGCAACGGTGGAAGAGGTCGTTCAGATTCTCCAGGATCCGGCTGTGTCTGAGCTCGAGAAGCGCGAGTGGGTGCAATACCTGAAGTTCCGCACAGGGCGGCCGACGGAGCCGGGTCGTCGTCGGCGCGCAGGATAGGCTCATTGCGTCAGGCAGAACTCGCCTATTCGGTTGTCGCTCACCTTTTAGCGCGGCGAGCGCGTGTTGCTTTGCCGCTCGAAGCTGGACGCCTTACAAGCGAGGGGTCGCAGGTTCGAAACCTGCCGCGCCCACCCCGAATCACCAGCACGCCGTCGTCGAGGTGCACGAAGCGGCTCCCGATCAACCGGACATGGTCCCCAACGACGGATGGCCGCGACAGCGATGACGGTCGCGGCGCCGGGCGTCGAGCATTCCGAACGTCTGTCGCGTCAGCGGTTCACCGCGACTCGGCCTCCGCCTGTCCGCCGGGCGGCAGGTCGCCAGGGCCGCGGATGAGGTAGATCGCCACCAGCAGTAGGTAGGCCAGCAGGCTGAGGATCGGATCGATGAAGACGATGGCGAAGGCGCCCAGGTAGAGCAGCGGACGGAGGAGGTACCGGCGGGACACCAACTCCGCCAGCCGGGGATCGAGATCCGGGGTGAGCAGGCTACGCCGGCGCGCCCAGTACCAGGCCAGGTTGAAGAAGAGCGCTTCGCCGAGCACGGCACCGACGTAGATCGCAGCCGATAGCTGCTGGTCCACCGCGCTGCCGCGAAGGTGGTCCGACAGTTGGTTGGCCGTGAACGGGATGGCCGCCACGAACATCAGCATCACCAGGTTCAGCACCAGCAGCATCTGGTCGACCCGGATCACGTACCGCCAACTGTTGTGGTGGGTCAGCCAGATCTGGCCGACGATGGCGAACGTGATGACGTAGGCGAGGAAGGCCCGCCACTCGTTCTCGAGCTTTGATACCAGGTCCTCGTCGGGTGCCTCAGTCCGGCCGAACTGAAGCAGTTCCACCGCCATCAGGGTCAGCGCGACGGCGATCACGGCGTCGCTGAACGCCTCCACCCGGGCCGTGTCCCGGGACAT